CACTGGCGTGCGGATAGGTCGTCTTCAGGTATGCGTCGAGCTGATCCCAGGACGCTTCGCTGGCCGGGTTGGCCGCCAGCACTTGGTAGTCGACAGGCCACGATTCCTCGCCCTCGCCCCAGCCCCACACGACGATCTCGAAGCGATCATCCTGCACGTCAATGCCAGCAGTCACGGCGAGTACTCCCATCGGGAGCGTGCGCAACGCATACGGCTCGGCGCGCGCCTTGAGCTGCTCGTGATCGGCTTTCTCGACGTCCTCTTCCCACGTCTCGCCGAGCGTGGTGTTGACGAACGTCTTGAGTTCGGAGGTGTCGCCCTTCTTCGCCTTGGCCTGCGCCGATAGGAACTCGCGCACGATCTGCGACCACGGCGTCATCTCGCTGTACGCCGTCCAGACCCAGAACGACACGGACCTCGGTGCGCGCACCACCTCGCCTTCCGGCGATCGGAACCGACCATCCAGGTCGATCCACATGCCGGCCTCCGACACCCAGCGCCCGCGCCGCCAGACAGTCAGGTAATCCGCTTGCGAGTACCCCTCACCACACAGCGGGCAGTAGTGGAGCACCGTCCCCGGATCATCGCCCTGCCACTTGAACCCGAACGGCTTGTCCTTTCCGCCCCAGCGCACCACATGCTCACCGCCGCAATGCGGGCAAGGGACACGAAAGCTGAACCGCTGCTCGGCCTGCTCGGACCGCCCCTCGATCAGGGAGAAGCCTTTCAGCTTCGGCGTGCTGCCGAGGATCTGCTTCGGGAAGGTCGCGCCCTCAATACGCTTGCGCGAGAGCACCACGGGCGAGCCCTCTTTCTCGACATCACTGTCGAAGCCATCGAGCTCGTCCAGGTAGATGACGTCGACGGAAAGGCGCCGGTAATTCTTGGCGGCTTTGCCACCACGGATGTGCAACGTCGAGCCAAGGAAGCCCTTTTTGCGCATCGTATTGTCTTTGCTCCGCTGCATGAACGCGGGAAAGACCGTGGCCATCGCGGCCACGTCGCGCAACATCGTATCGACCTCGGTCTTCACGAAGTCGTCGGCGTCTTCGTCGGTCGGCTGCCATACAGCCTGGTTGCGCCGCTTGTGATGGGCAAAGTAGCCCATCGCCGCCAGGATCATCTTGGTATAGCCAACCCGGGCCGACTTGATGAACACCACCTCCTCGATGTCGTCGTTCGACATCGCGTCCAGGATGGCCACCTGGTAGGGGAAGGCCTGCCACTTTTGCTCGACGTAGCTCGACTCTGCCGACAGGTAGAAGTGCTCGGCCGCCCAGCTCGACAGCGACATGGGCGTCGGCGCGGCCAGGGCACTAAGGCCCTTCGTAATCGCCTTCTGAATCTCCGACAGGTCCATCGTTCAGGTCTTCCAGCTTGATGGCGGCTGCGATGTTGCGCGCCTTGGTGATCTCCTCGGTGATGAGGTCAATGTCTTCTGCAGACAGCGTGGTGGTCCGCCGCTTGATCTGCACAGGGATCGCCTCGAGCCGCGTCGCGATTTGTCGCCCGACCTTGGCCAGCACCGCCTCGAGCACCGACACCGGCGCCAGTTCCTTCTGCAGCTGCTGGTTGACCATGGCGATCTTGATGCGCTGCTCGCGGGCGAGCGCGGCACGCTCCTGGATCAGATCCAGATCGCCGGTGGAGGCGCGGCCGGCCGCCTGCTCGCGCAGGTTCTCGCAGTACTCCACCAGCCAGCGGCGCAGCGACGCGCCGCGCGTCAGCGTGCCGCGCCCGATCAGGTCACTCACGGCCGGCTGGGAAATACCGACCAGGTCGGCGAAGGCTGCCTGCGTGACCGTGCGATCGACGTCATCCAACAGCTCGGTCACGGTATAACCCCCTAGGAATAATTTCGTGAGTAGTGCGCGATCGGGGCGCGAATTACCCGCGTTCTAGAAAGGCCGGAAGGACCCCCGCCGCGTGACCCCCGCGCCACCTAGCGGGCCGAGGCCAGCGCCCCCGCCAGCGCCCGCCCAAAGATCGCGCCAAACTCGGCCGCGATGGCCTGCTCGCCGATGCCCACGAAGTCGAAGCGGCGTTTGTAGTTGGCCTGGTCGACGTACTTGATCAACAGCACCACGCTGCGCCCCTTGCGCTGATAGATGCCCGGCACGCCGTTCACCTTCCCACTGAACACACCGGGCTTCGACAGCAGCTTTCGGATCGCGCCCTTCGGCATGTTCCCGTACTGGTTGACGCGAAGGCCTTCAGGTATCACCACCGCGCGCTTGGCCGGCCGACGCTCGCCGCCCTCGACCTGGTAGCGCAAGTACTTCCACTGCTCGCGCTTGATGAACACCGTGGCGATCAGCCGCTGCTTGGTCGCCGGCATCGTGCCGAATGCACGCATCGTGAAAGGCGTCGGCTTATCCAGCTCGCCGGGCAACGCCTTCGACTCCATGCCAGCGACCGCCTTGGCAGTCTGCGTCAACGCCTTGGCGATCGCGAATGGCATCTGCTTCTGCGCGATGTTGTCCAGCGTCTTGCGCACGTCGGCGATGCTGTGCTTGACGCTGACGGTCAGCACGGCCCGCCCTCAGAACGACGAAGGCTGCGCGATTGCACGGACGGCGTACATGACGCCCGAGCGGAACGTCCCGTCCGCATAGCGCAGCCAGAATAGCGGGTGATCCGCCTCGTGAGCGATGCCAGCCGGCGGCTGCGGCACGTCCTTGATCACCTCCTCGATCCGCACCAGCAATGCGCGCAGTTCCTCGCCCTTTGCCTTGACCTCGTTCATGAGATCGATCTCGGTCTGCGATAGCTCGCGGTAGCCGCTGATTCGGCGGTGTTGATTGTCCATCGTGATCCTCAAAAAGGCAGGCCGGCGCGAACGGGGAGAACGCGCCGGCCTATCGGGAACGGCCCGCCACTGCGAGCCAGGGAGAAAAAGAAAAGGGCCGAGACACACGCCTCGGCCCGGAAGCCCTGATTGCGACCGACTCGCTTTCAGGGAAGGAGACACTGTCAATCCGACGAGAAGCTGCTCGCCGTATCCGATCCACCGGAATCCCAGCTGCCCGACGCGCCACCGCCATCGAACGTTCCACCATCACCTACGGGCACCGTGTCGCGCAGGCCGAACGAGCCCTCGTCGGCAGCAGCCCCATCGCAGCTGTACGACGCCAGCAGCATCGCGGCCGGTAGCATCGACATGCCCTCATCGGTCCCACTCGAGCACGACGCGGAGGAAGCCGGCGCTGCACGCGTCACCGCCGCGCGGCGCGGCACCGACACTGCAGCCTGCAACAGCGCGCGCGACGCAAGAAGGTCACCGCGCTCGCCCGCCAGAGTCGGTCCCGTCGGGAGCGCCGCCGTCACGGTCGGAGATACCGGCACCGGCATGCGCTTCGGCGGCAACTGGCCGCTCCGGTTGCATCGTTTGCTTCGCCACCAGGCGATCAGACCGCGAATTCCCTTCATGTCGTCGCTGCCTCCGTTCTGCGCGCGCGGCGCCGTTGTCCAGCAGTTCGCGAGTCATGATCGAGCCCACGGTCACACCAAGCAGCCAGGCGTACATGTCGCGCTCCGGAAATGAAAAGGCCCGATCGGGATGAACCGGATCGGGCCTCGTTTCGCTGCACGCACTGAAACCACAGCGTAGCCGAAATCTACTGGCACCCGGACAGGATTACAAGAGGAGGTGCCAAGGTGGTGTCTTAACCTTCTGATTCTTTAAAAGAAATTCGACACCGACCAAAAGCGAGTTATGCAGCCTTCGGATATGGCGCTCGCTCGCCTTGAGCCGCTCAGCCATCATTGGCTGCGTCAGCTCATGCACATACCAGTCGCCAGCCAGCTGCTGGAGATCGCGCGGCAGCTTGCGCACGGCCTCATGCAGCCGCTCGCACTCCTCCGCCGTCACCGGAACATAAGCGCGCACTGGCATTGAGCGAATCTCCTCAAGCGTGAGGCAACTCTCGCCGTAGCCACGCGGCCCATCGCTTCGCGCCCACGCCCCCCAGGACCGCAGCCGCTCGACAACCCACTCCAACCGCTCACGCCGCGCTGCACTGATCGTCGCACCCACTGTCATCGCCGCACTCCTTTCGCGGCCGCGCCGCGCAGATAACCGCTCTCCCGGAACTGCTGGACCAGACCACCTTGGCCAGGCGCCACGACCCTCGCCTTATCCCGCAGCGAAGCGGCATACGCCTGATCCTGCTGCTTTTGCAGCTGCGCCGTGCGCTTCGCCTGCTCTCGCGCATGTGAGATTTTCTCGGCGTGATCGGTCTTCC